GATCTGAAGAAAACCACAACATATTGTGCTGTTATTGGATTCTAACCACAACATATTGTGGCATAAAACTTTTTTTGTTCTGTCCCTTAAAATGCATGAAAGCCTTGCATTCATTTTCGGTCTATACCTTTAAACCACAACATATTGTGGTGATATCGTCATACAACCACAACATATAGGACGGCGCACGGGATCACCCGGGAATAACTTACGAAAACGAAAGTCATAACTTTCGCAAACGAAAGTAATGTATGTCAGTAACCATATATATAAATACATACGCATTGCGTAAACTAACCCCGCGGTTTATCCCGTTAAACCAAAAGCCTGGAATCGTGTCACTTGGTTTACAAGTAATAGACCAAACTATTCGCTAAACTATACTTTCGGGAATAGTTCACGCTATAAAACTGTGACAACATAAGGAAAAACAACCCCCGCCCGCCGTCCGGCTGCGTGATCCTTGGGCGGTAGACCGACAAGGGGTATCGGGGGATATGGTAAGCGGAGGCTAACCCGGATAACCCCCTCATATATTTTCTAAAACCAAAAAGAACCCTATTAAATATTCGCTAATTTTAAAAGGGCTAAATAGTATTACTGACCCATCAGGCGGGGGAGGGTGGCTTGTTTGTTTACCCATATACTTTATTACTGACCGCCTATCGGTAGTGTAGTGTAGTGAAATTATAGTGAAGTGGAGTGTAGTTACCCATATAGGGGGTTACTGTTGGAGGGCAGACTTGCGCAGTAACCTACATACTATCTTACTGACTCAATTTGTTGGTTGGGGTAGTTATGACCATATTGGACAAAGAAATGACCATATTAGGCGATTTGAAACCCCCATAGTGTATTTGGTATAGTGGTAGGAGAGAATCGGTTTTAAGGGCATTTATGAGCGTTAGGAGAGTATATGAAGGACACCGAGTTTAAGGAGATCGAGCAGAGCCAGGGTTCGTTGGAGGCTGCTTGTGTGAAGTTCATGAAGGCGGGTCGGTATGACGAGGCATTGGATTGTCTTGAGAACATCGGTCGGTTGGTGAGCGGTCATAAGTGTTTGGAAACGGATGTGCTTCGGTATCGGAAGGTGATGAAGGGGTACAGAGAGACCATCAAAGCCTTACTGGAGAAGGGTGACGATCCGAAGACGAACTATGAGCGGTTGCATCGGTCATACCTGATCGGGGGGAAGGACTCGTTTGACGATTTCATGGTAGCGGTGGAGTGGTACAGAGAGCCGGGTGACAAATACTGGTTGCCCCGTAGGGCGCAGCTTATGACCATTCTCTCGTCTATGGAGATGTTGGAATATGACTACCTGGACGAACTATACATCAGCCAACCTCCAAGAACGGGCAAAACCGCCCTATGTACTTTCTTCCTGATATGGGTTATGGGACGGAATAGCGAGCGGAGCAACCTCTACTGTTCCTATGCGGACTCTGTGGCAAATGCGTTCTATGACGGTGTGTTGGAGGTCTTGGCAGATCCCGTCACCTATGATGTGAGGGGTGTGTTCCCGAAGTTCAAGGTGGCTTCGACAGATGCGAAGGAGCATATCCTGAACATAGGGCGCAAGAAAAAATACGCCAGTTTGTCATGTCGCAGTTTGTATGGGGCATTGAATGGAATGCTTGATTGTGACGGGTATGTTGTGGGCGATGACTTGCACTCCGGCATCGAGGAGGCACGGAACAAGCTCTTATTGGACAAGGCGTGGTCTGTGGTTTCCAACAACCTCGTTTCCCGGTGCAAGGATCAGGCGAAGATGTTGTGGGTAGGAACAAGGTGGTCTATCTACGATTGCTTCTCACGGCGCATAGAACTACTGGAGACCTCGCCCAAGTTCGCCAATCGGCGGTACAAGGTAGTGAATGTTCCGGCTCTCAACGGACGGGACGAGAGCAACTTCGACTATCAGTTCGGTGTGGGATTCTCGACCGATACCTACCACCGCCTACGGGACACCTTTGAACGGAATGATGACATCGCTTCGTGGCTTGCACAGTATATGGGCGCACCGATAGAGCGTGACGGTGCGGTGTTTAGTCCCGATGACCTACGCACCTACAACGGGGAACTTCCGCAAGATGTGGAGGCAGACCGTGTGTTTATGGTGGTTGACCCCGCCTGGGGCGGTGGTGACTATGTGGCTGCCCCCGTTGTCCACCAGTACGGCGAAGAACTGTATATTTCGTCCGTTGTGTATTCAAATGCGGACAAAAGTGTGACAGAACCGCTGATCGTGGCGAAAGCGAAGGAAGAAGGGGTGTCTGCGATCTATTTTGAAGCCACAAGGACTACTGGATCGTATGCTGACGAGGTTGATAAGCGGTTAAAGGACGATGGCCTACGCCTGAACATCATAAAATCGGTGAAAAACTGGACGGGAGTGGGCAAACAACAGAGGATCTACGATAAATCGCCCGATATTAAGGCAAGAATGGTGTTCCTTGACCCCGGATTAAGGGACAGAGAGTATGTCCGCTTCATGCAGAATGTCTATTCCTTTACTATTGAAGGGAAAAACAAGCACGATGATGCTCCCGACTCGCTTGCTATGGTGATGTCGGTGGTGACGAGCGCACCGAGGACACTCAAGGTCTACTCACGGAGCGGAATGTTCTGACATTTCCACATTTTCCACATTGGGGACGGTCTAATCCGTCCTCTTTTTGTGTGGAATTGTTGCGTTTACGCAATATATGGTGTCTGTGGAATTGAAACTCCCCCATATATTGTGCTACACGGATGATGAAACAATGTATATTTCGCCACCTCCTACTGGCGTTATTCCGCATTACCTCCATCTTAAAGCCTACCATCGGTTCTTTGTCCTGTCTGTTCTTCCCGGTGGTAGGTGAGATGGAGTTTGAGGTGTCTAATCGTGTCCGATTACCCCGATTTCGCTACTCTTGAACCTACATATTTCCACGGACGGAGGCGCATTTTCACCGCCGTTGACGAGATCACGGAGGAAAATGTCATTTCCATCGTGAACGATGCCCTTATCACTCATGCGGTGAACGCATTTGAGGAGAAGTATCTGCGTGACTACCGCAGAGGCATCACCCCGATCCTTTGGAGGACGAAGGAGCGCAACCAGTTTGTGTGCAACCGCATTTCCGAGGCACACGCAGAGGAGATTTGTCAGTTTAAGAACGGGTATTTCCTCGGCGGTCAGCCTTGCTCCTACATCGCCCGCAAGCAGAGCGTTCAGGGCAAGGTGAACAAACTGAACGAATACCTCTATCGGTCGGGCAAGGCACTTGCGGACAACAAGGTAGTGGACAGTTTCCATACTGTCGGCAAGGGCGTTCTGTATGTCGAGCCGGGTGAGGACGATGAAGTCCCCGTCCGCTGCTATGACCTCGATCCGATGTCCGCTTTCGTGGTGTACTCGCTCCGTCCCGGTCGCAAGCCTATGCTCGGCGTGAGTATGGTGGTGAGCGGTGAGCAACTTTATATCGATGCCTACACCAACGATTTCTGTTTCCGCATCATCGGCACTCCGGCAACCGCCTTAAAGGTGGTCAACAATCGGATGTACCCGAACAATGTGGCAAGCGCACAGAGCGTTTACCGCATCGACCCCAACCCTCTCGGCGAGATCCCGATTATCGAGTTCTCCTACAACTCGCTTGATATGGGCGCATTTGAGGCGGTTCTCCCGCTCCTCAATGCCATCGATGAAGTTGCCTCAAACCGGGTTGACGGCGTTGAACAGTTCATACAGAGCCTTATGGTCATCTACGGCGCAGACCTCCCCGATGGCGAGAGTGCCGACTCGATGAAGTCCAAAGGCATCCTTGTCCTTCCGAGGACGGGTGACGGCGGTCAGGCCGATGTCAAGATTCTCTCCGAGGAACTGAATCAGCAACAGACCCAGGTTCTTGTGGATTGGATGTATAAGCAAGTGCTGACCATCTGCTCTATGCCGTCCACCCTGAAGGGGAGCAATTCCACTTCGGACACCGCAACGGCGGTATACCTCCGTGACGGGTATGCGAACGCCTCTGTCTGTGCGAGAAACACCGAAGACTTGTTCCGTGACAGTAACTCCTGGTTCGACCGCATCTTCCTCAAGATTTTGGAGAGGAAGGGCCTTATCAAGGGACTCAAGATTTCCGACTTTGAACTGAACTTCGTGCGGAATGAGACGAGCGGAATGTATGAGAAAGCCCAGGCGTTGAGTCTGCTTCTGTCTTCGGGCGTTGAGCCGACCCTTGCTTTCGGCAAGTCCGGCGTTTCAAGCGATCCGAACTCCGATGTGAAGATGTCGGAGAAGTGGCTCAAGATGAAATGGGGTGACCCCGATGCGCCCGCCGCCGCCAAGCAAGCC